CGATAGGACGTACAAGGCCGGCAAGACAGCGATAAGCTCTGATGAGCAAGACGCTGAAGGCTTGTCCTTCAAGGTGCCAATAGGCAGACCAAGCAAGTATCACCCAGATCATTGCAAGGCAGTATTAGACCTCGGCTCCAGGGGAAAGAGCCTGGCTCAAATGGCGTCCTACTTCAATGTTGACAGACACACGTTGAAGAACTGGGCAATGGAGCATGATGATTTTTTCACCGCTTTATCGCGAGCAAGAGAATTAGCGCAGAGCTGGTGGGAAGAAGCTGGTCAGCGCGGACTGACAATGCCAGGCTTTAACGGCAATCTGTATAACAAGGTTGTGGCTGGTCGTTTCCGTGAGGACTACGGTGAAAAGCGTGATCAGTTAGCAGTTACAGTAAATGGCCAGGAGACTGTATCCAAGGTCGATGTAAAGCTCTTGACGGCAGAACAGCGCGATCAGCTCAAGCAGCTTCTCCTGATTGCTAAAGGCGGTGGCCATGAACCAGAGTGAAGTCATCGCTATCCTCAGTCATGAGATCTACGCCTTACTCGATATGCATGGTCTCGATGGAGAGGAAAGCCTGAAGGTCTTGGCTGCCGTTGCAACCAGGCTGCTTTGCTATGATGCTCCAGACCGTAGAACAGCCGAGCAATGGCGTGATGCATTGTCAGGCGTCATTTACCTGTCCATGTCAGAAGCCGGCTCTATCGGCTCCGCACGGTGGTCTGAAGCCAGGATGCACTGATGAGCCTGGCGGATCTCGATCCAAGCTTTCGCAATATCGACGTTGACGAGATAGACGATGATCTGGTGCGCGCAAATTGCCGGGACGATCTCTATACGTTTATCCAGGAGTGCTGGCCGATCATCGAGCCTGCCATGCCGTTTTCGCCTAACTGGCATATACAGTTCATCTGCTATCACCTGGAGTCGATCACAAATGGCGTCACGCTGGATGATGGCACGCCATACAACAGATTGCTGATCAACATTCCCCCTGGCTGCATGAAGAGCCTGCTTGTGAACTGCTTCTGGCCGCTCTGGGAATGGGGGCCAAAGAACATGCCGCATATGCGCTATATCTGCGTCTCGCATAGCCAGGATCTGGCCATACGCGATGGCTTGCGCATGCGACGCGTTATCGAGAGCGAGTGGTATCAGAGGCTCTGGCCTCACGTTAAGCTAACCTCAGACCAGAACCAGAAGACCAGGTTCGAGAACACCTCGACTGGTTGGCGTATGGCCGCGGCTGCCGGTTCAATTACCGGCGCGCGCGCTGACAGAGTCGTATGCGATGACCCATTATCGGTGACGGATGCCATGTCTGCGCAGATCAAGCAGACAACAACAGACTGGTTCCTTGAGGCTGTACCAAGCCGTCTCTCTAGCCCCAGGGAAAGCGCCATCCTGGTGATATGTCAGCGCCTGGCAGAGGACGACATATCGGGCGTAATCTTGGATAAGCAGCTCGGCTACGATCATATCATGCTGCCCATGCGCGCAGAGCTCTCGCGTATCATGCCAACCAAGCTTGGCTATGAAGACCCCAGGACGTACGAGGGACAGCTCCTGTTTCCTGATCGCTTCCCCGAAGAGGTTGTCGATCGCGATGAGCGCGTCATGGGCAAGTGGGCGACCGCTGGTCAAAACCAGCAAGCGCCTGTACCGCGTGGAGGAGGCATTATACCGCGTGACGCCTGGGTGCTACATGACAAGCCAGAGTATCCCAACTTCGATCTCGTCATCGGGAGTCTAGATACAGCCTATACGCTTAAAGAAGAGAACGATCCGAGTGCGATGACGGTGTGGGGTTTCTACACGGGCGGCGAGCAAACAGCGCAAGCACCGACCAGGTATATCAACAAGGATGAAGAGGTAGAAGCCGCTCTAAAGCGCCAATACACGCAAGAGCACACCAAGATGATGATGATCTACGCCTGGACAGAACGCCTGGAGCTATATGAGCTTGTCGAGCGTGTCGCAGACGTCTGCAAGAAATATCAGATCGACGTGCTCCTGATCGAGAACAAGGCTGCCGGCCATAGCGTGGCGCAAGAGCTGCGGCGTGTGTATGGCCATGAAGACTTTGGCGTCACGCTGATTGATCCAAAGAATCAAGACAAGCTCTCCAGGTTGTACAGTGTCCAGCATCTATTCAACGATGGTCTGATCTCTGCACCAGATCGTCCCTGGGCCGACGTCACAATCAATCAGGTGGCAAGCTTTCCGAAAGCCAAACATGATGACCTGGTCGATACGGTGAGTCAGGCGCTGACCTGGGCGCGCAAGAGCGGAGTCCTTATGCGCGGCAAAGAGCACACAAACATGCTCGATATCATGCGATCGCATTCTGGTAAGCCGCCACCGCCGTTGTACCCAGTATAGTCTAATCGCTTCGTTGCTCTGCCAGGTGACTGACAGTACAGTGCGGCATTGTCACAGCGTGCCTGCGTATCGAGCCACAATGATGAATGTCTTTAACGCCTGGTCTGAAGCATAGCTTACCAGCATCAAACGGTCTTGGTGATCTCGCCCTTGGCGGTACAAAGATCGACGATGCTCCGCAAGATAGTGCGGCGAACGATGATCTTCCCGATTTCGAAGGCAAGCCTCTTCTGCGCGTTGAGCATCCCGATGGCTCAATCACGATTAGCCTCGACGGCAAGCCTGTCTATGAAGACGATACGGCAGAGAAAGCCGCTGAGTGGTTCGCAAACCTTGTTGAGGACATTGACGGCAACGAGCTGTCACGCATCGCCAACGATCTCCTACGCGGCATTGAAGACGACCTGGATAGCCGACGCGATTGGGTCGACGACCGCGCGCAAGGCATCCGACTCCTTGGCTTAAAGCTCGATAGCCAAACAGGCCAGGGATCTGGCGACGGCGCACCGATCGAAGGCATGTCCAAGGTCCGTCATCCGCTCTTGCTAGAAGCGGTGTTGCGCTTTCAATCGAATGCTCGATCTGAATTGCTGCCGACTGACGGTCCGGTAAAGATCCGCGTAGACTATGCAGGCGGCTCAACAATCGAGAACGATGAGCTCGCCACAGATCTTGAGGACGATCTCAACCATTACCTGACCGACACGGCGACAGAGTATTATCCAGATACGGATCGCATGCTGTTCATGCTTGGCTTTGGCGGCACAAGCTTCAAGAAGGTTTACTTTTGTCCGCTGCGCAATCGTCCTGTTTCTGAGTCAGTCGATGCCAATGACCTGATCGTCAATAACGCGGCAACGACGCTGGAAGACGCCAGGCGCGTCACGCATCGTGTGTTTATGCGTCCAAGCACTGTGAAGAGATTGCAGATCCTCGGCGTTTATCGCGACGTCGATCTGACTACGCCGATGCAGTCAGACCAGGATAGTGTTCAGCAAGAAAAAGCTAACGTCCAAGGCATTGCGCCAGATGCAATGAACCCAGAGGACAGAGATCGTGAGATCTACGAATGCTATTGCGAGCTCGATATCCTTGGCTTCGAGCACAAGCACAAGGGCAAAGAAACCGGGCTAGAGATCCCGTACCGCGTCACGATCGACGTCTCCAGCCGTGAGATCCTTTCCATTGTCAGGAATTATGATGAGCCGACGGGCGAAGCAGGCGATGTCCTTCCAAGAGCACGCAAGAATTTTGTCAAATACAGCTTTGTTCCCGGTCTGGGTTTTTACGATATTGGTCTCCTCCATATACTGGGCAACACGACGCAAGCAGTAACAGCAATGTGGCGCGAGATGCTCGACGCCGGCATGTTTGCGAATTTCCCAGGCTTTCTGATTGCAGATAGCGGCGCGCGCCAGCAAACAAATCAGTTTCGTGTACCGCCTGGCGGCGCTGCGATGGTTCGCACTGGCGGCGCACCGATCAGCCAGGCTGTGATGCCGCTCCCGTATAAAGAGCCAGGGCCGGCCATGTTTAACCTCGTACAAGCGATGGTTGAAACAGGACAGCGCGTAGGCGGTACGGCAGAGATGGCTGTGGGCGAAGGCAGGCAGGATGCGCCTGTTGGCACGACGCTGGCGATGATTGATCAATCAACCAAGGTGATGAACAGCGTTCATAAGCGTCTGCATCGCGCCCAGGCTGATGAATTCCGTTTGCTGGTTCGCACGTTCCGCGAGCATCCTGAGTCGTTCATGCACGATCAGTCGAGTCCGGCGCGCAAATGGACAGAACAAGAGTTTATCCGTGCGATCAACACATATGAGCTCGTACCGCAAGCTGATCCAAACACGGCGAGCCAACTACAGCGTCAGATGAAAGTCCTCGCGCTGAAAGAATTGCAGGCCGGCAATCCTTCTCTCTACGACCCGGTGGCAATCGACATTGCTGCGTTAAAGGCAATGGGCTGGAGCAATCCAGAACAATTCATGCAGCCGGAAGAAAAGCGCGATCAGCCGCCGCCAGAGATGCAGGCGCAGGTTGCGATGCTCAAGATCCAGAAGCAGGAAGCCGACGCCAAGAGCATGACGGCGCAGGCTCATATGCTGAAGGCGCAGAAGGATGGCGCACCGCAACCAGGTGGGCAGCCTGATCCTGTCGCAATGGCTGAATTGCAACTGAAGCAGCAAGAGCTCCAGGCCAAGATGGCTGAATTGCAGATGGAAGGCGAGACGCATCAGCGTGAGGCCCAGCTCAAGATGGCCGAGCTGCATGCAAACCGCCTTAACAGTGACAACGACATGCAGTCTCAGCATGCGACGTTGCATGCGCAGAATCTGGAAACGATCGCCAAGCATCAAGCTGCGATCATTGACGCCACAAACCGTCAGCGTGACCGTGAAAGCAAAGAGCGCATTGCCGCTGTTCAGCTCGCAGAGAAGATTGCAGCAACGCCAGGTGGCGAGCAGGTTGCAAACCAATATCTCGACAAGGGCATGTTGCAGCGTCTTGAAGGTCAAGAAGCACCTGTCCCTGGTACAACACCGGCATATCCCAACGAGGGTGAGTGATGATCGTCATGGACGATTTCCTCCCAGCGTCTCAGGCCGATGAGCTTGAGTCGCTTCTCACCGGCTATGATTTCCAATGGTATTTTCTGAATTTCGGGACATGCTCAAAACAGGATATTGAGACGCATCCAGAGTATGGCTGCAACGATCGCCCACAGTTTTCGCATATGCTGTGGCATTATCAGAACAAAGGCATCTCGAACTATTTCGCCAAGTTCAAGCCGCTGATTGACGCGCTTGAAGAGAAGACGGGCAAGAGATTCGCGTCACAACTCGTTCGCATGAAAGCGAATATGGTGATGCAAGATGCAACTGTCGGCGTCGATGATCATCATTTTCCGCATCCAGATCTGAAAACACCGGCAGAGACATTGCTGTATTACGCCAACGACGCGGATGGCGACACGTTTCTGTTTGAAGAGCGTGATTTCACTGATGAGCCATTGAAGCTGGCGCATCGCATAAGCCCGAAAAAGAACAGGGCGATCCTTTTCAGATCAGACCGATTGCATGCAGGCGCATCACCGCGTGCAGCAAAATATCGAACAGTCGTCAATGTGCTGTTCGACAAACAAGCAGAGATGGAAGGGGTTGCGGCATGAGCGATAAGGCAGATCCGATGCAGATTTACATTGGCAATTTTTGGCCGTTCTTTTTTACCGGTCTGAGGCAGTTCCAGTATTCAACCAAGGATGGCGCTGTCGCTCCCTACACCACGAATTTTTATTTCGACAGCAACCACAGCTCGATGGCGCAGGAGAATTACTCCGCTGATGCGCAGTTCCTCAACAAATGGTTCATGCAGATCCGCACAGCCTTCGGCGTTGCTGAGTGGCGTGATGACTATCCAGATGGTCGTATCATTGTGATGGATCCGCCAATTGGCTGGGGCAATGTCGAATATGTGCCTGGCAATTACTACAACAAGGTCGAAACAGATCCTTGGCAGTGTCAGCCTTTCACGATCGCATCTGCCGAGCAGACGGTTGTGTATGAAGAGTTCCTGCCGACGTTCACGACGTGGCACGGTATTGAGTACAAGAATGTCTTGGTCTTCTCGTATGCCCAGAAGTGGGGAACGAAAATCAGCGGCGCACGATATTGGATGGCCGAGAACCTTGGTCCGGTCGGCGTAGCATTCATTATCCAGAATCCTGATGGCACGTTCACGACATGGGAACGCTCCGACGCAAAGGTCATCGAGTTCAACGAGCAGGAAAAGAACGAGATGTTTTTGTCGCGCGCCTCAACTGAGTCGCTCAAGATCAGCGTCGCTGACTACCTCGCGCAGAAGGAAACAGCGTGATGACTGCAACTGTCAGCATGAAGGATTACTGGCCGCTATTCACGCACGGCGGCAAGATCACTTACTACTACACGGGCATCAAGCCTGAGACGCCGCATCTCTATGCCGAGATCTTCTACGACGCCGAGAAAAAGGCGATGTGCTACAAAGAGTACGACGTCGCCAAAGACGGATCGTATTCCTGGCGCGATAGCTGGTTCTATGAATATCGCGAAGGCTTTGGCATTGCCGAGTATCGTGATGATTATCCATCGCCTGGCAAATGGTGGGGCGACACCAAGGTTGTCGTCATGGATCCGCCGATAGGTTGGGGCGATGTTCAACAAATTGGCAGCGTTTACGAGAATGAGCCTGCGTTTGTGTTCGATCAGTGCATACCGCCGAGCGTTGCCTATGGCGATCAGCGCGTAGAGTTCGAGCGCAAGTACGATGAGTATCAGAATGCGCGCGCTTTCTGGATCGACGTTGTTCGCTTCCGTTATTACCAGGCCTGGAATGGCGGCAATGCAAGCGGCGCAATCTATTGGTTTGCGCCTGCACGCGGTCCAGTGACGCAGCAATTCCTTGCACGCCTGCCAAGCGGTGAAGTCGTTTACTCCGACATCTACAGCGCAGCGGTCAGCCTGGTTAATTGGCCTAAAGGCGAAGAGGTGGCGTGATGTCAGGCTCTGGCGGCTTATTTGGATTTGGTGGCTTGAATGGTGGGAGCATGTCTTCCAGCCATAACTCGCAAGCCATGCGCAACAATGTTGCAGGTCCAGTAGGCGGTACGCGTATGGAGTCGCCAAGCTTTGGTGATTACAGCACGGACCTAGCCAGCCAGGGCAATCTCTTGGACGAGTCTAACTTGACAGGGCAGGCGAATATGTCTGGCTTCCTGTCAGGTTTGGCGAACGGTTACGCTAATGGCGGACCGATACCTGCGCATCATCACCAGGCAATCCTCGATGCGCTGCATGTTGTTCAGCATCATATGAAACGCGGTGGCGTTGCGCCGCATAACATCGACCAGCTCGCTAACATGACGCCGATTTCGACGGGCCCAAATGGGATACCGAAGAATTACGATTTCACGAATAGCATGCAGGTCTATTACGACAAGCTTAACTCCGGCAACATGACGCCCAATGCCGCCAATGGTTATGCGGCCAACTTCTCGAAAGAAGCACAATCACCAACGGGCCTTAACTTTGGCCAGGCGCAGAATAACGGACCGGCAATCGGCCAGGGACAATGGGATGGTCCGCGCAAGCAAGACCTGATCAACTATTCGAATGCCAATTTCAACAACTCTGACGGTCCAGCATGGAAGCTGCCCCAGGCGCAAAATCAATTCTTCAACGAAGAGCGTACCAATAACCCCGTCATTGCGCGCGCTGATAACCAGATCCAGCAAGCGACAGATCCGCATCAGGCCACAGCACTTGTCGGCGCTGAATGGGAGAAGCCAAAAAACCTTGCTGCTTCTATGCCGCAGCGCCTTGCCTACAGCGACGCTATTACTCAGCGCGTAAACAACGGCAATCCTTTCCCGCCTGGTCAGTGGGAAAAGTCGATGTCCAACTACGACTACAATAGCGGTACGCCAAACGGCGTGTCTGATAACCGCATTGATCAGATCGCAGCCAAGGGCCCGATGCAGCGCCCTGACGACCTAGAAGCATTGGCCGCTAAAGCTGATGCCGCCGCTGGTCGCGTGCCGATGCCGCCGCCGCGTCCTGCCGATATCGACAGGATGAAGGGCAATGTGCCGTCTGGCGGAGATCTGCCATCGCGCGGCATGACGCCTGAGTCAGATCTGCCTGTACGCAAGCCTGATGGCTTGGACTCATCAGACGCGAGTGATGTGATTGATGATGGCGGCGATAGCGTTGACGTCGCTGATAGCGGTTCAGACATTGCTGATGCGATAGATTTTGCAAGCAGAGGCGGACGCATCGGTTTTGCTGATGGCGGCAGTGACGATCTTGATCCGCGTGACAAGAACAACGGTGCGCTTGGCGAGTCAGTAGAGTTTGCGCCAGCCCCAGAGCGCAGATCCATCGAAGAGCATTATCCAAAGCCAGACAACGGCACAGATCTCTACGCCATCGCGCATGATCCGCGCGAAGAGCCGATGAAACGCTACGGCGCAATGGGCGCAGGCATGGCTGGCGATATTGCCAATGGCATGTGGGATCAGGTCAAGAAGCCTGGAGAGGCGTTGCGTGGCGAGTATGATCCAAGCGGCGGTAGAGGCGTTGGTGCATCTGACCAGGCAGTGAAGGATGCCGTCGGCATCTCGATGATGGGCCTTGGTTCAGGTACGGCGTTTAACAAGGTGCCCGATGGCGCAATCGGCATGTTCGCCGGCCAACGTGCAAAGACGGCAGACCTCGATGCATTAAAGCGCGCGCAAGAGATGGCGACGGGCACAACAAAGCCAAAGCCATACGGTGATTTGTTTGAAGGGCAGATACAAGAGAAGCCTGCCTATATGGACAAGATCACGCGCGATACCGGCTGGCATGCCTGGGGTCCAGACGGCAAACCTGATTGGGCGTTTGAGATTGCTGACAACACGGCGAAGTACAACCCGAAAGCAGGCCTGGCGCATTCGATTGAGGCTGATCTCCCGTCGTTGCAAACCCAGAACCCGAATGTCTCAGAACCTGCGCTGCGTCGTTATCTGGAAGACAGAGCAAACAAGTCTGGCTTCATGGCTCCGCTTCATACGATGCTCGATCATCCAGAGCTGTATGACGCCTATCCGCATCTTAAAGACACGCTCGTCTATATTGATCCGCCAAACAAAAGCAGCGGACGTCAGAAGCTGCTCGATCCAAGCGCGCGCGGCGCGTATCACCATGAGTCTTACCCAAAGCCCGATGGCACAAGAGAGAATGTCATTGCGCTGAAAAAGGCTGTCGGTATGTCGCCGAATGAAGGCCTGACGACGCTTCTGCATGAGATCCAGCATCACATCCAAAAGCACGAAGATTGGCAAGGCAAGGGCGACAACTGGAAGAATGCCGGCGAGAATCCTGCAACGAGTCCTCACTGGGAACGCTGGAATAAGTCAGACAAGACTGGTTCAGAGCCCAATAAAACATACAGCCAGGTAATGACCTACCTGCTTAATGGCGGCGAGGCACAGTCGCGCAATACGCAACTGCGTCAAAAGATGACGATGGAAGAGCGTCGTCTGGATGAGAACCATCCATACCTGACGATCCCATTAACGCCGTATGAGCGCAACAAAAAGACCGAGCACTTTGCTGATCCGGCAGACATCCATTATCGCGCTGATGGCGGCGCTGTTCCAAGACGCGGCTATGCAACGAATGGCGCAGTAGACGGTGAAGTGTCGTTCGCGCCAGACGATATGCCTGCGCCAGAAGAGTCGCATAAGAAGTACGCCAACGACCTTCCGATCATGGCGCGCGACAATCCGCAAGAGCACATCAACGAAGCACTCGATATCGCAAACCGTCCGCAACCCGACGCGCATTCATTCGTGCAGCAAGAGCTCAATACGGGTGAGAAACAGGTGCCGCAATACGATCCTGACGCTGGCGCTAAGACCGCAACCAAGGCGGCTCTTACGGGTTACGGAATGACGAATGCTGGCGGCGTACAAGACGCGCTCGGCGCAATGCCAGATGGCGAAGGCGGTTATAATCCGTCGCTATACGACAATATCCGCAAGGGCAATTACGCTGACGCTGGCTTCCAGGCGATGGGCGCGCTTGTGCCTGGCGCAGGCGGTGTGGCTGCCAAAGTCGCCAAGGGCGCTAAGGCTCTCAAGGGCGCTGATGCTGTTGCTGATGCAGCCAAAGCTGCCAATGCGGTTGCTGATACAACAAAGGTCGGCGAAGCGTTCAAGCCTGTTGCGCCAAAGATCATACGCCCCAACGAGATTGATACGCCAACGATCCGCCATATCCTGGGCGGCAATGGCTATACGGATATTCCAGAAAGCGCGTTGTTCTTTGATCGTATGAATGAGCCTGCCAGGATTCAGACGCCATCGACGCTCGCCGGCAATTTCCGTGACGCTGTCAAAGAGCATCTGAATATGAGTCGCATGGATCGTGCGATTAACAGCAAGGCTGCGCTCGATAAGCTTCTCCCATACATCGGCAAGAAGGATGGCGAGCCAATTGATTTGCTGACGCAAAACGCCAAGCTTGCAAAGTCAGCCAAAGAGCTCGGACCGATTATGCCAGGCGGCCTTGGTATCGACACCTGGGGTCTGTCACTGTCTCCTGCGATGCAGTGGGGCAAAATGAATCTGTGCTCGCATCACGCACCATGCTGGCTTGACTGCCTGGGCAAAAAGTCAGGCGGCTACGCGCTCGAAGGCGGCATGAACGATAGTTACAAGTGGAATCTGCCGCGCGGTAACAGCATGGCGCGCACGATCGCCATGATGCAAGAACCTCGCGCATTTGCGGTACGGTTGTTGGATGAGCTGAACAGTACGAGTCACAAGGCCAACATGAAAGGCGCATTGCTTGGCGCGCGC